GGACGCCGAAAAAGGCCGCGAAACCGCAGGCAGCCGCCAAAAAACCGCGCACACTAGGTAAGGTGCCAGCCGTTATTTTACGCGCAGAGCCATTAGACCCACGCCCACTAGGACGTAAACCGGACCCAATCAACTACCAGATAGTGGATGACCTGATCGAGAGGATCGCCACAGGGCAGTCGATCCGGCAGTTCTGCGCCGAGACAAAAATGCAGGCCGCCACGATATATGGATGGATGGTGCGCGATGAAGCCATCCATCAACGCTATATGCGTGCCCGCAACGCCCAAATGGACGTGTGGGCAGAACGGCTTGTCGAAATGGCCTCAGACGCTACACCAGAAGATCAGGCGGTTGTCAGGCTGCGGATTGAGACGCACAAATGGCTGATGTCCAAGCTGGCCAACAACCGTTATGGGGACAAAACGACCACCGAATTGACGGGTGCCAACGGTGGTCCGATACAGATCGCGCAGCAGGTACTGGACGTGACTAGCCTGTCTGAGGACGCCCGAGAGGCGCTGCGGGACGGTCTGCGAATCGCTCTGGCCTCCAAACAAAAGTAGCGTGTTCCAGTTTTCGACCGCTAACCCATTGATATGTGGTGAGCGGCTTTTTCAAATCCCGCCAAATATGCCCAAATATGCCTCCAGACACGGGAAAACACTTTCCAAAACTGGAACACGGGTTTTTGACCCTGCCACAGAGGTACTACTACTTAGTAGTAGTACGCGCCGCACGACCCCGTTTAACCGACCAGAGGTGACCCAATGCGATACCTGCCCGCCGTGCTGATCCTGATCGCCCTACCTGCCGCCGCCAGTCCCAAGCTGGCGATCTGTCACGGCGAGTACGCCCTGTGCGCCTCCAGCGCGACCGTTCCGCTGCCGGGTAAGACAATCACGGTGGGCGGCAGGGTGTTCGCGGCGGGCGTCTCGGTTTGCCCGGTGATTAACGGCGCGGCAATCGCGGACCTGAACTTGACAGGCTCTTGCACGCCGCCGGGGCCGGGCCGGGTCTGGTCGCTGTTCGGGACGCCCGCCACCTACCCGCAGCCGCCCGACTGGGTGCCCGCCGCTCCGGTAGACCGGGCCTTTGTCACGACCAGCAAGCCTGGGGGTGGGATGTCCAATATGTGGAGTTTCCCGTGCGTCAAGCGGGCGCGCACAGTTAATGGCGTGCAGCTTGCCGACTGCTACGGCCCCATGAACGAGTCGCCGTGGACCGGGCAGGCCGTGCCTCCCGGCTCGACTGTCGGCACCGCTGCCCCGGTGGGCGCGCCCAACCCGGTTGGCGGCAACGCGCCGTGACACCGCTGCCCGCCGAGGCACGCCTAGCCCGTCACCTTGACAGGCAACCTGCTGGTCAAGCTAGGCGCGGTCCCGGTGGACGCCTACGTCCTCATGCGGGGCCGCTACGATCCCGCAGGCTGGATGCCGTCCGCGCTGATCGGCGACCACTACCTGACAGACATGCCCAGCGGGCGGGCATACCTAGTACCGGTGGCGGACCTGCTGCCGATCAACGATCTGATTGGAGGACACTGTGGGTGAGGTCATCTATCTGCGCGGCGATGCGCCGTGCGACACAGAGGCGTCGGTGGTGATCGACCTTGATGTGCTGGCTCGCAGCGCACGCCTGATAGCTGCGCGCCTGCCGCTGGTGGACAGGCTGGTGATCGAGACCCTGCTTGACTGTCTCGGCGCGTGACGGACAACTGGGCGCTGTCTCTCAGCCACGTCCTGCGGCACGAGGGCGGCTACGCTGACCACCCGTCCGACCCCGGCGGTATCACCAATCTGGGCGTGACCAAGAGCGCGTGGGAGGCCCACGTCGGGCACCCGGTCGCGGACATGCGTGCGCTGACCGTGGCGGACGTGGGGCCGTTCTACAAGCGGCGGTACTGGGACAAGCTGCGCTGCGACGATCTGCCTGCCGGTCTGGACTACGCCGTGTTCGATCTGGGCGTGAACAGCGGCGTGGGCCGTGCGGCGCGCATACTCCAGCAGGTGTCAGGCGCGGAGGTGGACGGCATGATCGGCAAGGCTACGCTGCGGCACTGTGCAGGGCGCAGCCTGGTAGACCCGCTGTGCGATGCGCGGATGCGGTTCCTGCGGCAACTGCCGACGTTCGGCGTGTTCGGCAAGGGGTGGACAAACCGTGTGGCGGATGTCCGCGCACGAGCAAAACAGATGGAGGCAGAGTGATGGAGGACCGTTGGGACGTGTGGCCGATACCGCCGCTGGACCCGCCGCTGCCGCCCGTGAGGCGGATCGTGATCGTCAACGGCAAACGCACCAGCGTCACGCTTGAGCCGGTGTTCTGGAGCCTGCTGGATGACAGTGGGTCTGGGGATACGCTCGACTACGTCGGGGCATGCCGGGGCGCTGTGGGCCTGTCCAGCGCCTTGCGAACATACCTAGTGACCAGCCTCGTGGGGCAGTTGTGAGTACGCTCAAGACGGCGGCAGACCTGATAGCTGGAGAGCGCCGCAAGGCTTACGGCGAACCCGACGCGCACTTTGCTGCGGTCGCTGTGATCTGGTCCGTACTGCTGCGGCGCGACGTACCGGCTCGGATGGTGCCGCTGATGATGGCGGCGCTCAAGATGGCGCGACTGAGCCACGACTTGGACAGCGAGGACGGCTGGGTCGATCTGGCGGGCTATGCTGGTCTGGGTGGGGACTATGACGATCACGACTGAGATGCTGCATATGAAGGGCAGGGTGATGCGGATGGTGCGGATGGACGATGGCACCCGCACCCGCTACCTGACGGTGCCGGAAGCGGTCAAGCTGGCTGCTGGCCTGTACGCCTGCGTAGACGAGGCGCTGAAGCCGTGCTGATCAAGCTGCCGGAGCTGAAGAAACTTACCGGCTCCGATCTGCCAATCGACGCGGAGCAGACGCTGCTGGCACTGGACCGGCACGCCCTTGAGATGAGCCTGTACGATTTCACGGTGGCGGCGTGGAGCAGCATCGACCCCGCGCCGTTCGTGCATGGCGGCTTCGTGTTGCAGGCGATCTGCGAGCATCTGGAGGCCTGCGTGGATGGCGACATCCGCAACCTGATCATCAACGTGCCACCAAGGTTCTCCAAGTCCACGATCTGCGCGACCATGCTGCCTGCGTGGACGTGGGCGCAGCAGCCGTACTCGCCCATATCGGGACCGGGCGCGCAGTTTTTGTATGCGTCCTACTCGCTGGGTCTGGCGCAGCAGGACAGCGTCAAGTGCCGCCGCCTGATTGAGAGTGAGTGGTATCAGCGGCTGTGGGGGGAGCGGTACAGTTTAAACACCAACACCATGAACAAGTTTGACAACAGCCAGAACGGCGTGCGGGAGATCGCCTCCATTGGTGCCAGCACGACCGGCAAGGGCGGCGACTATCTTGTGCTGGACGATCCCAACAACGCGCTGGAGGCCAACTCTGACGCGATCCTGAAGACAACGACGGAGTGGTTCGACATGGCGTGGAGTACGCGCCTGAACAACCCCAAGACCGGCGTGCGGGTTGTAATCCAGCAGAGGCTGAGTGAAGGCGACATCACGGGCCACATCCTGTCCAAGGACAAGGGCGACTACGTCCACCTGCTGCTGCCAATGCGCCACGAGCCGGATCGCTCGTTCTCGACGCTGATTGGCTGGTCGGACCCCCGCACCGAGGCGGGAGAGTTGCTGTGGCCGGAGCGGTTCGGGGAGAAGGAGACGGCAACGCTGGAGAGCAATCTGGGGCCGTTTGGCACCGCAGGCCAGTTGCAGCAGCGTCCCGATCCCAAGGGCGGCGGCATCCTCAAGCGTGAGTGGTGGCAGGACTGGACCAGTGCGGTCTATCCGCAGATGACCTATGTGGTCGCGTCTTTGGACACGGCATTCGGCACCAAGCAGGAGAACGACTACTCGGCGCTGACGGTGTGGGGCCTGTGGGACAATCCGGGCACGTTCATCGACGCGGACGGCAATGAACGCAGGCGGGCAAATGCGATGGCAACGCCGACCAGCCGGGTGGCGGCAAGCGAGCGGCTGGCTGGCCAGCGGTCTGAGGCGGCAGACGTTGCCAACGTAATGCTGATGAGCGGCTGGGCGGAGCGGCTGGAGTTGTTCGAGTTGGTGACCAAGGTTGCAGCGACCTGCAAGAAGATGAAGGTTGATATGCTGCTGATCGAGAACAAGGCCAGCGGCATATCGGTATTTCAGGAACTCCGGCGCATGTACCGCAATGAAGACTTTGGCGTTCGTCTGCTTGACCCCAAGGGGGTGGACAAAGTGTCCCGCGTCTATTCTGTGCAGCACCTGTTTTCGGAGGGAATGATCTACGCGCCCACCAGCAAGGTCTGGGCGGATCAAGTCATTACGCAGTGCAGTCAGTTTCCAAAGGCAAAGCATGATGATATTGTGGACACCGTCAGTCAGGCACTTCGTTGGCTGCGGACCACGGGAATGATCAGCCGTGCGGCGGAAAGAATAGCCGAAGTAGAGGAGTCCATGAGGCTCACAACCAGCGATGATGCGCCCCTGTACCCAGTGTAGGTGACAAGATGCCCCTTGATGTCAAAGTGAACGACCCTGACGAGCCTGTCATCATTGAGGATGAGGACGAGGGCGTGGACGCGCCGGAGTATGACGACGACGGCAATCTGATCAGGATTGATCACCCGGACGGCTCCATCACGATTTCGCTGAACGGCAAGATGAGGGAGCC